CATATGAATCAAACGCATCCCCGACCATTTTAGATTGCGCCGGATTATCCAAACCTTTCAGGGTTTCATTACGAAGAGCTTTTAACTTTTTCTGCAATTCAATCCCTGCGGTTTGTGCGTTAGCCCCACGGGAATTAAGAGCTTCAATAACCATCTGCTGTGATTTTTCCCGCGCTTGATTTATCGCATCCCGTGCTTTTGCTTTATTCGCGTTATCCGTAATCATCATTCCGGCATCATATATAGCACTGGACAAATCCCCGATCTGCTTTGCCTGAGCCGCACCAAAAGCCTCCGGCGTGGCCTGTACCGAGCTTCCTTGAATCTGGACGTTGCCCGCCGGTTGTTCCTGCACCCGCCGTTCATTTGTTGGAATCTGCATAGTTTAATCCTTAGATGAATCCCATCTTTTCAGCCAGTCGGGAGCCGCCAGAAATCAAGGCTGTTCCTGCGGATAGCCACGGGCTTGTTTTGCCCTTCCGAGTGAAAGCCGCCTGCTTCTGCAAATCACTGGCCTGCCGTCGGTAATTCAAAGCTTGCACTCTTGCTTCGTAAGCATCCATATCCGCATTATTCTTTATGGCTTCCACATCCTGCAATCCCGTAGCCATAGTGTCCGCGTATACATCGTTTGCGCTCCCAGAATCCACCGCCACGCCGCTGGCCGCAAATCCGGTTTTCTGTGCGCCTTGAAGCTTCATCGTATCGCGCATGGACAAGCCTGCCGCTTTTTGTCCGGCGTCAATGATGCTCCCTGCCCGGAAGTCCTGGTAGGCCGCATTCTGCATGGCGTACCCTGCATTCTGCTGCATCATCGAGGCGTTAAACTCTGCCGCTTTATTTGCTGCCGAAGTGGATTTATATGCACTGTAAACGCCACCCACCAAGCCACCAAGTCCAAGTGCCGCGCCAATACTTGCCGTACACATCCTAAGCCCTTTCCATATAGAAGTGTCTGAATAACCGTCTTTCCACTCCGTAGGGTGCAGGATTTTCTATCGTGAACCCAAGCCACTTAATCCATTTTTTACTTAATTCATTGCGATCATCAACATAATTTTCTAAACGCTTGAACATTCCAAGACATTCCATTACACATTTCTTCGTGGCTCTGGCAAGTCTCGCTCCAGCCTTACTTGCGTCATCGGTTCCAAGAAGCCAGACAATTCCGGTGGTGCCCATCAACGTCATCGGGGCCACACCAAACACGGCAATAGGCCGGTCGTCCATTAACGCCGTCCACCGTAAAAAAGATTTTCGGTAGGAATGGAACATCGCAACATTGGCATCTTCGCCCGTGGCTGAACTTATTTCTTCTTTATCCGCTTCTCTCAACCGATCAACCATAGCCAACACATGACTACAAGTTGCTTCAACGATTTCAAGCCGTGCCATAAATTATCCTTGGGATAACTGCGAGAATAGTAAACGGTAAAGGTGTCTGATCTTTAAACACAAGTATTGCGGTTTTCTCATTGCCCGCAGACGTGGCAATATCATATGCGCCTGTAAATAATTCCGTCGGAGTGTCAAAGTTTTCATTTTCACGGAATATAAACTCCGACATATTGTTTTCATCAGGCCCGACAAACAGTGATCGTGTTTTATCGAGATACACCACAATGGATACGACATCACGAGCTTTGTCCTGAATGGTTCCTTGCTGTGCATCGGCGGTAAGTTCCAGTGTCTCCACCAAGGACGTAAAAGGCAGGCCAACATGGACAATGGATGCCGGGGATTCCAGTGTGATATCTCCACTGGTAACAACCGCTTGAGGTTCTTCACAACCATTTGCCAGAATGGATACCGTTTTCCCTTCAAGATGGTCGAGTCCACTGATTGTCGTAACTGCTTTTCGTACCGTGCCCCCAGAAGTAAAAGCTGTCCACCCTGAAGCCGGAAGCGCGGTTCCATCCAAATAGCGCGGGGTAAAATTGTTACCATCAACCGTCCCGACAAGGTAACGTTTAAATGGCAGGAGGTCGCCTTCGTCATCCTGCAATAACTCTACCATTCCACCGACACCACGGACATCAACAAAATCGCCTTCAATCAATCCATGGCCAGGGGCGGTAATCAGAAAAGTAGCCGCTTGTGTGATCGAGGTTATATCAACCGGAGTATCATAGGTCAATCCACAATCAACAAAGAAACTGTTCTCCACATCACCATTTACCATTCGGTCTTTCATATACTCAATGGTTCGTACCTCGGAGCCATTGACCGTTCTCTTCACCACAACATAAACGCTGTCGGTTCCGTCCACATCCGGCAACGCGCTTACCTCTTCAAAGGTTCCTTCGGTGTTATGCTGATGCCAAGCGACAACTTCTTGGTCGCGCTCATATGTGAGGCCGAGCAAGGTTCCATCATCTCGAACACACCATACGATCGTGTAGGGATATTTCTGCCGTGTCCAAGAAATAACCCGTTTGTTTTCAAACAAGTGCTGGGCCAGAAGTGACAAGTCATTACTTCTGAATGCGTCTGACTCCAATGAGTACATCAAATCTTTCACTGCTGCCGCAGAAGCTTGGACATAAAGAATACCTTCACCGACAACAAGCGGCTCCAAGTCCGCGCAACCATCCCCCGTCTGCCGGAGTAATTGAATATTCGTCGGTGTAATGCCTTTATCACCGATTGCTTTCCACACCGCGCCCGCAGTAAGGATAATCAGTTCTTTATGCCCCACGACACCCCGGATGGCATTCACCTGACCAGAAGCAATCGTGAACTCATAGGCATCGTCATCCTGCAACGGATAGCTCTTATTGAAGTTCTCAAAGCTCCCCGTCCTTGAACCGAAAAATGTTTGAGGTTGTTCCGACGTTCCAGCCATGATAAGCCGCTGTTCAAACATGGCAACTTTTGTCGGATTACTTCCATGTGTCGGGTCTGTGATTACATCAGGTGCCGTTATTGTAAAGTCCGGTGTATCCGCTGAGGTTAATGTATAGGTTAATCCGTTGGCAAAACCAATCTTTGCATACACACCATTCAACAGCCGATATACATAATACCGGACGGTTCCCCCTTCGGAAGAGCCGCCAGACGCCGCCGTCCATGTGAGTATTTCCCCCGACCCGGCATTCGCGTACCCTGACACCGCACCAACACCAAAGTTATCATACGCCGCCACCGCATAGTTATATCTCTTCGCTCCAGAGTCCAACGTGCCGGACACCGAAGGCGTTCCCGGTGCTGTCAGAGTAGAGCCAAAAGTAATCGTGCTGATCGTCCACTTATGATGATCCGTTCTTACCAGTTTTCGCAAGGTATGGCTTGGGTGGGCAATATACATGGTGTCCGCACTTTGCGCCACGCTGATCTTATCCACGTCGGCAGTGTAGGGGGTTTTAATTTCAACGATAGAACCTGTCAATGGATACCACCATGTTGGGCTACTTGCTGGAGTGTGTCCGGTGTTACTGCTTTGCAAGCTGTAGTAGTTTACCCCGCCATCGGCTACATGATCGCCTACCGCATAAGTTGTTCCCCCAGCATATGCCGAAGGTGCCGACGGCAAAACAACTGGAGCCGCATCCTTAATCACTCGCATATACCCGTTGCCAAATTCCAACATATAACTCTGTTCCACGTTGAACTGGAACGGGATAAGCCTTACCTCACCATTGCCTTTTGTATTCGCCACATACTCAAGTCCGGCGCGTTTAATGACACCACCGAATGGCTGGACAATGGCGTTCTGGCATTTACGCAATCCGCTGTTATATTTTTCAAGATCAGTTCTGGCAATCAGTGCCGGGGTCAATTCTCCCCCGGTGAACGACGGCTTAAAAGCTATCGTAATAGTCACAGTCTGCTCCTGCTGAAGTCAGATTCATTTGACTCTTTCTTATATTGCTCCCGTGCGCTTCTCTGCTGGGCACTTGACAGCACCTGTTCGAACATCCGATAGGCTGCTTGCTGGACATCCGGTGAACCCTTCAAGGCCACGGATAAGTCTGCCGCCAGTCTCCACGACAAGGCAACCGCAAAGATTGGGTCAAACATATTCGGGTCAGTCACCCGTGCAGTATATACCAATTCCGCTTCGGGGTAACTGGTGAGAATCATCCGATAGGTCAGCGAAGGTGCCGCTGCCAACTCGTACTCAATCGGTTCATCATCACCGGCGATATTATAGATTTTCCTGATAGTAATACAGTCCGAAGGGTATGCATAAGCATACTCCCAGTCGCCATAAGGTTCATCTGTCAACAAGGCCAATGTCGCTTGTTTTGTTGCAAAACCCCACGGAAAAGCGGCCAAGGTAAGGTCACGCAATGTTGGATACTGACGCTTGCATTCCTTGGCTTCACGCGAATTATTATCATCCAAGGACTGAATGGGTGGCCGGAAGATATGGCCTAGTGCCATATTACAAATTTCCAGAACACTGATTGCCATTACCGGCTCCCTTCATCGGCCAGGCGGGGCCGGGCGATAAACCAACCCGGCTGAACCTGAATAAATCGAGCTTCAACTTCGCCCGTTTTTTCGTTCGTAATCCAGCAACGAATCCACTTACCTTCTTCAACTTCTGCCGTAGAACCCGGAGGCATATAAACCGCCTTGGTTCCAAACAAACTACATCCGCTTGTAAGTAGCAAACACATCGTAACGAGCGTCATCGCGCTTAACTTGAATCGCCACATTGTTAGCGTCCTTTATGTCAAAGATCGCTTTCAGCAAACCCGGAATGACACCTGAAAGAAAGCTACTTAGAAAGGTCAGGAAGATCGTCATTGGATGCCTCCTTACCCGCCGGAGTAGCAAGGTTGCCACTGGCTTCAAGCTGTGCATGGGTCAACTGAATCGCTTCCTTGATTTCAGCAACCTGTGCCGGAGTGGCAATTTTACCTTGCGCCTGTTCCATAACAGCCAAGGTCAGGCGAAGGGCTTCATCCAGCCGACGCAAACCTTTATTCGGAAGATCATCAGGGATGGCTTTTTCAGCCGTTTTAATGGCCGAGATAATCGTGCCTTGATATTTCTGCAACAGTGTTTGTGCTTTGCTGTTCCGGTTGATAATCGCCACGAAGGCCGTTACCAACATCGTAATCCCCAGTGAGGAATTAAGAAATTCCCAAATTGCAGTCCAAGTATTCATATACACCCTTTACAAAAAGGATTCGTCGCCATGCACTTGCCCGACATTGTCAGGACGTGCTTTCACTTTTGGTTTGTCTGTATCCACCACTGCACCCAAAGATTCCGTCAGTGGCTTTTGGGGGGCCTGTACTGAACCCCCCTCAAGCGTGAAATGCGACGGAACCTTTGCGTTATCGTCTACGTTCATCACTTCACCGACATCCCATAGACGATCATTGAAGTAGCACTTCTTCACGCAAAGGTATTTCATGTCCTTACTCCTTAGACGGTCTGATCGTCGGCGGTCAAGGCGGCAAAAATCTTTCCGGTGGTCGGGGCAGTGCCGGTCACGGTGTAGTACAACCGGATATACCGGGCCACGTCGGCTGGAACACGGCCAAGTTCAATCCGATCACCAACAGCGTCAATCGCTGCCAGCAGTGGGGTTTCGCTATGATGGCCGATCGGGCTGGTGAAGGCTTCGTCAACCGAGCTTTGCAGTTCAAACTTCAAACTGGTCAGGTTATTGAAAGCTTCGGTAATCTGCACAAACAGATTAAGCGCACCCGCTCGCAACGCCTTTGAGCCAATCTTGGAATCTACCGCCGCAAGGTCAATGATATTGGTGGACGCTGCACTTGCAGTAACCGCCTGGTCGTCCGAAAACTTATTATACGCATCGAAAATCATTGCTATTTCTCCTTCATTGTTTTGTTAAAACTTGGGGGAGGGGCAACACGCCCCAACCCCCGCAAATCACCACTCAGACAACACGGGCTTCAGTGTCCAGAATGGCGTCACAAACGCGAATCGGGATGCCACGGAACTTCGTGACCTGATTGCCGTCGATGCTGTCGCTCACCGTGAACAACATATTGCTCTTGTTGCTGGCAATCAAATCAAGCGCGGTCTTGACGGTCTCATTACAATAAATGACCGGCGAACCCTTGCTGAACGAACGTTGAACCTTGTTGTACATCTTAATCAACAGATTCGCCAAATTCGCACCAGTGTATGAGGATTCACCCGCCGTTGCCAGATTGCTCACATCGATGTTGGCAACACGACCAACACCCTGCCAATCGCGCAGAGTCATACCGATATCCCAGTCGTACCGGGTACGCATGACTTCCAGCATGGAGCCGTCAGACAGGGTCTTGGTGGTTTCACCCAAGTCCTTGACGCTCAACCCAGCGTTCAAGGTGTCAGGGTAAATGGCATGGCAAGTGTTCGCGCCCCAAGTAACCAGCCACATGGAGGTGTTATCCGAGCCAGTTCCACCTGCATCGATGATGTTCCCGCCATTCTCCGCACTCAGCAGAGCGTACCGTGGGGCCAAGCCCATGAACTTTTCCGGGTCAGTCTTGGTGTTCCCATAGAACAAAGTGCTTGCCACTTCGTTATTCAGGGCCTGAACAAAAGCCAGGTCTTCACTCGCACGGAAGCCCGCCGCATCCTTGTTCATCTTAACCAGCTTGGACGCAACTTCGGCGTAGGTTCCCAGCATACCGCAGGAATCCTTGATCTGCACCGTGGTGCTTTTGCTTGCCTGAATACCCTGATAAAGCTGATACCAGGTTGCACTTGGCAAACCGGAACGAATCGTGGTCTTGTGATTCGTACCATCGTTACAGGCAATCATGACCATATCTTCCAGAATCGGATTCTGCTTGAGCATGATTTCAACAATTGCCGCAACACTCCCGTTCTTATCCATACGCGAATACAAATCCTTCAGCGTCGGATTCACTGTCGCCAATGTAGCCATTACTTATCTCCTCTCATTGATGGGAACATACGCGCTCCCAAAGACAACTCTTCACCTTGCGAGGTTCCGTCAACAGACGAATCCTCCCCGAACTTGCGGTCAACCCTTGCCAGAAGTTTTAGGATTCCCGGATTGTCACCAAGGCCGGTCTCGTCCAGCATCTTGAACAATTCAGGATCACCAAATTTTTCCAGCGTTCTTTTCGCCCGGTCGATTGTCTCCCCCAGCTTGCTACCGCCAAATTCCTTGTCGGTTTTAATCTGGTTCTGCCATTCGTCGCGGGTCTTGTGCCACTGTTCCAAGGATGCCTTGCTACTCTCAGTGACCGCACTGGAGTGCATATCCACAACCATCTGGGCCTGTTCCTGCGTTAAATTCGCCGAACGTGCCCACTCCTGGAACTTGGAATTTAAACCTTCGTCCAGCGTTACACCGTCCGGAAGTTTAAATTCGTACTTCTCCGGCACCAGCTCTTTGCCGTCGCCGTCCTTCTTTTCGCCCTCCACGGGCTTTTCTTCTGTCTTGACCTCTTCCGTCAGCAGAGACTTCTTTCCGTCCGACACGATAGCTTCCGCTACCGGCACTTGGCTTTCAGCCGCTTGTGCATCTGTCGGGGGTGTTTCTTGTACGGTCATACCCTTCTCCTTTCACCGAATAAAATCCCCGCCGCATCCACGGAAGAGATGGCTTTTATTTCCTGCAACAATTGCAAACCTAAACTTCTCCGACCGTCGTCCTGTCCAACCTCCAAAATGCCACAACGCCGAAGAATTTCCTGCAACACAATCTTTCCATCACGATGCTTTACCATTGTCTCCAACGCCGACGGGTACGGGTTCCCCTTGTCCTCTTCGTACTGCACACCGTCAATCTCGTTGTAATCGCTCATTGCGCCCCCAAGATCATATCCAGTGCCGAACCCTCACCAGTCTTGGTATCTGCCAATACCTTTGCGCCTTGAGCCATTTGCGTGGCATTGGCGATATTCTGCTGCTGCTGCATCTGCGCAGCTTTGTCAGCCCGAATCTTGTCCACATCTTCGTCCGACCGGACAACTTTGGGTGGAACACCCAGCATCATCCCATACTGGTCAATGGCTTCGTCCATATCCACCTTGTCCAGTATGCTCGGATTCACTGCCGCCAAATTACCAACGAATCCCGCCAACTGCTCAATCGCTCCAGAGCCAACCATCTTCTGCGCTTGGGCCAGCAGGCTGATATAACCAATCTTCATGGTCATTCCAGCAATCGCTTCCGGGGGCGGTGGTATCAACTTCTGCCGGAGCATAATTTCAAACACCCGGTCAATCACCGGATTCAAGAGTTCATGTTCCAGCCGCTCTGTCACCGGCCCAAGAATCATCAGTTTTTCTTCGTACCGCTGCTGCACTTCCGTAGCCGTCATGCGCTTCGTCGCCGAAGATAGCGACAAGAACAGGTCATAATAGAACAACCGCTTGATGCGCTCTTCAATCGCCTCCACTTCGACACGGATCGCTTGAAGATTCGGGTTCACCAAAAACGTCGGACTCAACCCCTGTCCACCGGACACGCTATCAACGTAGTTGACCGTTCCGGGAATCAACGTTACCCGTTCACCCTTCATCGAGGTGGGCGCGTTCATCGGCGGGTCAATCATCTTGTCCAACGCCTTCAGCTTCTTCTGCTCCATCGATTGAAGTTGCTTGATGTCACCTAATGACTGCCATCCTGGGCCGGTTCCATATACGTCGGTTCCATTGACATCCCATCGTGGCGCAACGAAGGGTTTGCCATCGTATCCGCTCTTGCGAAGAATCTTATCCTCGTCCCCGCCGTCCAATTCGTAATACACGCTTTCATATTTGTACCGGCCTTCATTCACCGGCAGAATCGCGTGGATTACCATTACCCGGCTTTCCGCTTTACCATTTTCATACAAGCTTTTTGTCCGAACCGTAACCTTATCCAGCCCGAAAATATCCACCACCTGTCGGGCGGTGAGGCTGAATCGCCGGAACAAAATCGACGGCGTCTGGTACTCAGAGCCGCCAGCCAGCATATACTCCCCACAGGTATACGTCCTGAATCTGATGGAATTATTAAAATCTTCTTCAATCAACATCACGCCAGTGCCATATTGCCCCAACTCCTCATACAACTGGTGAACTGACGAATAAAAATTCGACTTGGATAACACCAGCAGCATCCGGCTACGCACTGCATGGAACCACTCTTTTACTTCTGGCAGTTCCATCAGGGCGTCATCATCCACGCCCAGCGTGAACCACGGGCGCGAGGGCGAGGTCAACCCACCGTGCAACCCCGCCGCCAGTGTTCGTTTGGCCTCAAAGGTGACGCCGTTCAGAATCTTCTGATCTTTACGTTCGCCGTTATTATCCTTGTCCACAGTGTCCGTGTTCAAGTACCGGCCCGTGTACGGGTCGATATACTGACTCAATTCTCGCCAAGTGACTTTCCAGCTTGAAGAAATCTCGTCCTTCAACTGGCGATAAAGTCGCCTGTATTTATCAGTCGCCCGATCTTCGACCAGCATAATCAGCCCCCAAGAGCCTTTTTCTTATTGGTCATGGCACTGCTCGTAACACCCAACCCGCTCGTTGCCACGCCAGCCGCACCACGGGACAACAGCGAACGCTGCCGTCGGGCCAATCGTTGCGCCGCCATGGAGCTTGCATCCTGCTGCTCTGGCGTCGAACCCGCTGGCAACTCCGAGGCAGCCTGCATCTGCACCGGAGCCGGTTCATCCTTCTTTGTATCCCCACCTCCGAATATGGCATTCGACACATTGGAAAACCAGTTCATCACGGACTTAGAACACATACGAATCCCCTTTAAATAACAGCGTATTCAATTGCTGCATGATAACACCCATCTTCCCCCCGCGGTGCCGCCCCCGGTCGCCCTTCCCCCTTCTTGGATACCGGCGCAGCAAACGTCAATGCCAGCGCATCGGCCAAGTCCGGGGACGGCAACCCCCGGCGTTTCATGTCCTTCTTGCTCTCCAACCCCTTTTTCCCGTTCGGCGCGTGGAAATATTCCGGCCCGACCATATCTTCCACCAGGTCATTCATCCGTGGAATCGTGCCACCGGCCAGAAGCCACTTCCGCAAGCCATCCCACATTTCAATTCTCTTATTCACATATTCCGCGCCCAGTGCCTTACCACCAAAATTCACAGGCACCGGACTTCTGCCAACACTCCGTAAATAATCAATGACTCCAGTTCCCCAGCCAACATCGATAAATGTAGCATCGCTCTGGAACTCGTCCTCCGCTTCCATCACCCGTCCGGCCAACGTCATGTTATCCACGTTCCTGAACGGTCGCACGGCCAACGTTGCCAAGCCCTGCCGTACCACGATACAACTTCTATCGTTGCCTTCCCACGCGACATCAACGCCCACCACTACCGGGGCAAAGTTATACTGTTCCTTATTGATAAACTTCCCCGCTGCTGCTTCCGCAACATCGCGCCCGATCAACTGGCAGATTGAAGCGTTGGGAAATTTACCTTCAACACGAACACGGTACATATCGCTATCTTCACCGTATTCATCTTTAATCTCTTGAATATACTCCGGTTTTACATTCGCGCTGTCCAAACAGGAAAACCGCAAGCAAGTCCACAAATGCTTCAATACATTATGCGTCCGGTGGAAATACCCCGTCGTTCGAGTCGGGTTCGCCGTCAACACAACTCTTGTGGACTTCGTACCCGTGGCGCCTTTCAACGGCTCAAAGACAATATCATCAACACCGGATGCTTCATCGACCAGTGCCAGAACGTGAGCAGAGTGCAATCCCTGCAATGCTTCCGGACTATTCTTACTCGAAGTTTTGAACGTGGTGAACTGGCTCTCCTCAGCCCCCACAACAAACGCTTTATTCGCGTTACACTCCACCTGCTCTTTCAGCCATGGGTGCATTTTATCACGCCACAACTTTACCTCCGGCACCAGACAGTCCTGCAACTGGTGCTTCGTCGGTGCAGTCGCCACACACTTCGACGGTGAGAAAAGTATTGTGTGCCACCACACCAGCCACGCCAACGCTGTCGTCTTGCCAATACCACAGCCGGACGACGCCGTCACTTTGGCGTTATCGCCCACAACCGCTTCCAGCAACTGCCTCTGCTGGGCCGTCGGAATCGCGCCAAACACCTGCCAGACGAACAGCACAGGGTCTGCTCGCCAAGCATTAAACCGATCTAACATTTCCTCAGAATCGTCCATCAAAGGAAATCTGCCTCAACTTTCTCTTCAACAACTTCTTCCGTAACGGCTTCAACTTTCTCTTCAACAGCAATCGCGGGGAGCGTGGCGACCACATGATCAGCAACGGGTGGGGGTGCGCCACGGCCCGCGAACTCCTGGGCAATCGCCGACAGTGAAATATCGACCTTGCCACTGATTTCTTTTCGCTCCACGAACGTGCCGAAGTAGTTGCCCAGCATCTTCAACGCTTCCAGCTTCGACGCCAGTTTTGCTTTCACCGACGAACCATTGGCCGTGTC